GCTCACCGGGTGCCAAATCACCTCGGCTCCCCACGACATACCGAGTGACGCCAGCAAGATTGAGGTTGAGGTCTCAATCACGGCCAACTCGGCGGAGATCCGCGTTGAGGACTCGAATAGTGCGGGCACGGGATACCTCGCATAACGATAAACCACATACCACTATACGATACAACCATGAGCGACAACCAGCAACTCCACGACACAACCGGCGCACCGATGGACAACGAGGACGGCCTCCCACCCGCACTCCGTGACCGTATCAACGAGCGGTTTGAGGGCACGGACGGCAACGCACGCATGGCCACCGCCAGCGAGGTCACGGTGGACAAGGACAACACCACGTGGGAGGTGATTGAGTGGGAGCAAGACGGCGAGACCGTTGTGTGGGGTGTTGAGTTACAAGAGATCTCGTGGCAAGAGAAAAACCGGATTTTCAAGGATAACGTCAAGCAAGTAGGTGGCTCCGGGCAACTTGAGGTTGACACCTATTACCGAGACGTGGCCGAGGCCATGATTGTCTCCCATACGCTTGAGGAGACCATGGGCCTCACCACTATCCTCACCGGCCTCAAGGTGGACGTGGGTGAAAAGTTGGAGCCGCACCTCCCGGATCCGGTGGGTCAACTTGAGGAGGAGGAGACAAAAAACTAAAAGCGGCTCTCCGCCGCTCAAAGACCCACGACATTGGCATACTCCAACACAAACCCATGGTGGTTGAGACACTCCTCGTCAAGGAGGCCGGCTTGAGCATGACGGACCTCCGCGGGGAGACCGTCCACGAGACGCACGAGGAGCCACGCACCGGCCTCCTCGCATGGGTGCGCTCCAAACTCCCCGGCATGAGCCGCGGCACGCTCACGCGGCACGTGAGCCGCGAGACGCCGGGCATGACGGAGCGGGAGGTCCTCCAACGCTGGTTGCTCCACAATGAGCACGAGCGCATGAAAGAGGAGGAGGAGAAAAAGGCGGCCAACAAGGCGGAGAGCAAGGCGAGGACTCACTAATATGGTAACAATCGGATCTCTCACGTGGACGGCGAAAGTTGAGGGTGCTGGCAACGCTCAACGCAAGGCCGACAACGTGGCGGATAGCATGGAGCAAGCGGACGAAAAGGCGGGTGGCCTCAACACGAGGTTGGGGCAAACAAGCGGACGCCTCGTCACGGGAGCGAAAAAGAGCCGGCGGCTTGCCACTCGCATGACCTCGTTGACGGGTATCCTCGGCCTCGTCACCAGCGGTCTCTTTTTCCTCGGTGCTCAAGCGAGTGCCGCGTGGGCCGCAATCGGTGGCTTGAGCGGGATAGTGGCAACGGTGTCCGGGTGGTTGGCCACCGCCTCGGGCCTCGTGAGCGGGTTTGTCTCGTGGTTGGCCGCCGGATCCGCTGGTGCCCTCGCGTTTGCTGGTGCTATGGGAGCGGCGGTGGGCCTTTTCGTTGTGTGGATCTTGCACATAACGGGTGTCATGGATTGGGTGAGACGCCTCGGTGCCATGATTGGCGGCCAACTCCCCGCGTGGGCACGTGATGGACTCACGGCACTCATTGGGATTTTCGCCGGGCCGCTGGCCGTCATCGGCGGTTTCATCAACGGGTTTATTGAGGGCACCATGAAGGGTGGCCTCGTGCAAGGGATTGAGACCGGCGTGGCACGGGCCACGCAAGTCTTTGATACCCTCGCCGGTGCCTTTGACCGCACTATCCAACGGGCACGAGAGTTTGTTGTTGACGGCTTGAGTGGCCTCGGTGACATGGCGGCCAACTCCCTATCCGGCGCTTTCAACGCCGTGGTGCCGAGTCAACTCAATATCCCGGAGATAACCATTGGAGGTGGATCCGTGGCCGGTCAAGATCTCCCGAGTGCCACCATTGGTGGTGGTGCTATTGACCTCCCGCAACTCCAAACGGGTGGCGTGATTGACCGGACGGGGATTTTTCTCGGGCACGCTGGTGAGCGCGTGCTCAACACCGCGGAGGTGAGCCGCACCGGCGAGTCCGGCGGGCCGTCACCCATGGGTGGCGGCGGTGTCACCATTGGCGAGATCTCCGTGGAGTTTGGAGACCAAACGCTTGACCTCACCAACCTCACCGAGGCGGACAAGCAAGAGATTGCCCGCCTCGTGGCCGAGGAGACGGGCCGTGAGGTTGAGAGCACCATTGGAGGTGGCCTATGACCTCCACGGGTATCACCCTCGTCAAAAATGACGGGAGTGAGGAGTTTACGCTCAAGGTCAACAACGTCAAGGTGCAAGTGAGCAACAACGTCATTATCAAGTCCATCCTTTCGGCGGTGGGTGGGCTTGCTGGTGCCAACCCCGTGCTCTCAAAGGAGGCATACCAACTCTCCGTGGTCATCAAGGACATGGAGGCAAGCGATTATCCCAACTCGGGCACCTACTCCGTCACTCCCAACACGCACGCCTATGGCCAGCACAACGAGTTGCTCCGCGTGGCCGCCGAGTGGGGGCCAACGCAAGCGGACGGCCTTGACACCCTCAACTATGACGGACGGAGTATTAGCGGTGTCATATCGGATCTCCAATTGAGCGAGGACCGCACGAGCGACAACCAGCGGCAATACACCGGCACGTTGGAGTTTACCCACTTTGACGTTTACATAGGGTGATATTCCTATGGTGACGTGGGAGGTCCTCGTTGAGGGCACGGCGGTGGACGCTTTGGTTGACGTAAAGCCTCAAGGTGCGGACGAGGGCAACCTCGCACGCTCCAAAGTAGTGTGTGGCAACACCGCCGCCAATCGGGCAATCCAATCCGCGGACGGCGTGGTGATTAACAAAAACGGGAGCGAGGAGTTTACCGGATCCGTGGTGAAAAAGCCCACCACCGGCGAAAAAGGAGACCTCCTTGAGTTGGTGGTGGCCGACGAGAGAGCGGAGTTATTCTATGGGAGGTCCACCGGCCCTTTTACGATATGGACACCGGCGCAATTGTCCGTGAGGCCATAGAGGACCGTGCTCAAACGCTCAACGCGGTCACTATCCACGAGGGTGACGAGTCCGGGAGCGAGTGGGATAGTGACGCTCCGGTATTTGAGAAAGCGGGTTTCACCAGCAAGCGATACCGGGAGCGAGGGAGCAACCTAATCTTTGTCGGGTGGCGTGAGGGTGCCAGCGGATCTTACTCGGTGACGTATGACCCGGTGCCCACCTCGGCAATCCCCGGAGACGGCCAAATCTCCCGGCTCAAGACTCGGTTGTTGGGCAACAACGCGGGAGGCCAAATAAGAGGTGAGGTGGAGTTGACGGACAACGCCGGCAACACGTATGTGTGGAGCCTCCCGCGGCTCACCACGGACTTTAACGAGTATAATCTCCGGGCCGAGGACGCCGAGACCTCGGCCAGCATTGGGAGCGTCAACGGATCCGCGGGCACGCTTGAGTATCGGTTTAACCTCACGGGAGAGTTGAATGAGCCGCGGGCCGTGCTCATTGACTATGCCGAGACCCTCCCGTTTAGCCTTGACTCGCGGAGCACCTCACTCACCACCAGCGGCGTGCAAACCACGGGCCGCACTATCTCCCGGCGGTTTGACGCCACTATCATGGAGATCCTCAACGAGTTGAGCGAGGAGGACAACTTTACCTCATACGTTGAGTCATCGGACCTCAAGTATGAGCCGCGTGGTCAAACCACGGCTCCAAAGTCCATTGACTATGCCAACACGCCGGTGGTGGACTATGACGTGGACCGAGACTATGACCGGATTATCAACAAGTTGACCGTGCAAGGAGCCGGTGACGTGCAAGTGACGGTGGAGAGCAAAGGCTCCATTGAGTTTTACGGCCTCGCTCCCCGCGAGGAGCAACTCGTTGACAAGGAGATCCAAACCCGTGACGAGGCCCAAACCCGCGGGGAGAATATCCTTAATCACAAGGCGTGGCATGAGAGTGCGCTCTCGTTTTCGGTGGCGGACTCAACGTATAGTGCCGTCCGCGTTGGTGAGGCAATCCAAATCGCGTGGCCTCCCGAGGACGTGGACGGGGAGTTTATCGTATCGGGCAAAGAGGTGGACAATAGAGGGATTGTGACGCTCACCGCCAGCGGATCCACGGAGACCTAACCCATGTCCTTTACAGATAGTGAGTTGACGGAGGAGAAAAAGTTGATTTGGGCCGGCCTCAAGCGTGCTCAAGCCGACTTGAGCGCAATCCAAAAAGAGATTGACAAACTCAAAAAGCAAGTCGGTGAGTTTTCGCAATTCCAAACGGACCTTGACGGTGTTGCGGACTATACGGAGTTGCAAACGTATCTTGAGAATAACGGGTTTACCAGCGAGGAGGCCAATACGTTTATTGATAAAATCAAAAACTCGTTTGCCTCATACACCGACTTTAAGGACTATGTGCAAAACACCGCCACCTCATATGAGGATCTCCAAAACAAGTTTGGCACCCTCACCACGGTGGCCAGCGAGAGCGAGACCGAGGACGGTGAGCCGGTGGCCGGGATACGGGTGCATGACACCGCCGGTGTCTCATACGCTGGCGTGGCCGTGGAGCCGGGCACCACGGAGGTGTTTGGCCGGCGGATTGAGTTTAGCCAACAAGAGCCGCCGCGGGCCGAGGACGGCACCATATCGTATGCCAACCTCACCACCGATGACGCCGACAACGTGGTGACGGTCTTT